GTGAATATAAACGTCGCAGACTTGTTAAATGGGAATTACATCCTGTTATTATTTGTGGTACTGGCGCTGGGTCTTTGCCTGGGTAAATTGCGTCTGGGTTCGGTTCAACTCGGTAATTCCATTGGCGTTTTAGTCGTCTCCTTATTATTAGGCCAGCAGCACTTCAGCATTAACACGGACGCGCTGAACTTAGGTTTTATGCTGTTTATTTTTTGCGTTGGCGTAGAAGCGGGACCTAACTTTTTTTCAATTTTCTTCCGCGACGGCAAAAATTATCTGATGCTGGCGCTGGTGATGGTCGGCAGCGCGCTGCTGATCGCGTTAGGACTGGGCAAACTGTTTGGCTGGGATATCGGGCTTACGGCCGGTATGCTGGCCGGCTCCATGACCTCCACCCCCGTGCTCGTGGGCGCCGGTGATACGCTGCGGCATTCCGGCATGGCGGGCGCGCAGCTCTCTACCGCCCTCGACCATCTGAGCCTGGGCTACGCCCTGACCTATCTGATTGGTCTGGTGAGCCTGATCGTTGGCGCACGCTACCTGCCAAAACTGCAGCACCAGGATCTGCAGACCAGCGCCCAGCAAATCGCCCGCGAGCGCGGTCTGGATACCGACTCCAAACGTAAAGTCTATCTCCCGGTTATCCGCGCCTACCGCGTCGGGCCGGAGCTGGTGGCATGGGCAGACGGCAAAAATCTTCGCGAACTGGGGATTTACCGCCAGACCGGCTGCTACATCGAACGTATCCGCCGCAACGGCATTCTGGCGAACCCGGACGGCGACGCGGTGCTGCAGATGGGCGACGACATCGCGCTGGTGGGTTACCCGGACGCCCACGCCCGTCTCGACCCGAGCTTCCGTAACGGCAAAGAGGTGTTCGACCGCGACCTGCTCGACATGCGCATCGTCACCGAAGAGATCGTGGTGAAAAACCATAACGCCGTGGGCCGCCGCCTGGCGCAGCTGAAGCTGACCGACCACGGCTGCTTCCTCAACCGGGTGATCCGCAGCCAGATTGAGATGCCCATCGACGATAACGTCGTGCTCAACAAAGGCGACGTGCTGCAGGTCAGCGGCGACGCGCGACGCGTAAAAACCGTTGCCGACCGCATCGGCTTTATCTCCATTCACAGCCAGGTCACCGACCTGCTGGCCTTCTGCGCCTTCTTCATCGTTGGCCTGATGATCGGGATGATTACCTTCCAGTTCAGCAACTTCAGCTTCGGCATCGGTAACGCTGCCGGTCTGCTGTTCGCCGGGATCATGCTGGGCTTCCTGCGAGCCAACCATCCGACCTTCGGCTACATTCCGCAGGGCGCGCTGAACATGGTGAAAGAGTTCGGTCTGATGGTGTTTATGGCGGGCGTCGGCCTGAGCGCAGGCAGCGGCATCGGCCACAGCCTGGGCGCCGTCGGCTGGCAGATGCTGGTTTCCGGCCTTATCGTCAGCCTGGTGCCGGTGGTGATCTGCTTCCTGTTCGGCGCCTACGTGCTGCGTATGAACCGCGCCCTGCTGTTCGGGGCAATGATGGGGGCGCGTACCTGTGCCCCGGCGATGGAAATCATCAGCGATACAGCGCGCAGCAACATCCCGGCGCTGGGGTATGCAGGCACCTATGCTATCGCTAACGTGCTGCTCACGCTGGCGGGTACGCTGATTATCATCATCTGGCCGGGACTCGGATAACTCCTAAGTTTGCGCGTAATGAAAAAATTTTTGTAACGCGCAGAACTTTTTTAGCAGGGGGCAGTCATAACTAGTGCCACTGCTTTTCTTTGATGTCCCCAATTTGTGGAGCCCATCAACCCCGCCGTTTTGGTTCAAGGTTGATGGGTTTTTTGTTGCCTGAAATTTATACCCATATTAATCAAGCATTTGGAGAACACATGTTCGCTTAGTGGCGGCAAAATGGCGGCAGAAGTGCATGCCTCTTCCTAGCCCCTACAACTACACAGAATGATCATTACAATTTCAATAGTTTCGCTTGCTCTGGATTTACACTTTCGACGTAGTTTTTGACACCTATTTTGTGTGGCTCGTAGTCACTCGCATAGAAATCAATGAGAAAGTCGCTCATCTTCTGTGAGGTGACTTTCATATTTCCTTTACTCAAATACAAATTGAATACTTTAATTAGGGATGATGGTGCCTGCGTTTTAATCATGTTGACTTGATAACCCGATTTATCCATCGCTAGTAAAATTTCGTCGTAAGTCGTCTGCAGTTGAACAATATCATTTGAGGATATGATCACATCATCCATGTACACACTAAGTTTCACATTGGGATGTTTGTTCAAGCGACGCAGTAGACTACCCAAATGACTCTTATCCAAACAAAAGGTCGCAAGCATAGGCGATTGGACAAAACCGAATGGAAGGACGTGCTTATGGGGAGTATCAGACAGGTTCTTCACAGTTGAAAATTTTGCAATTTCACGCGCTTGTGAATAGGTAAAGTAGGCTTTTAAATCACGGGTGATGCGGCTGCGGCTAGTTGACTGAAAAAAATGTTTAATGTCTATAACAGCAATAAAACTACTTTTAAGGTGCAATCTGGCTGCTTTAAGATGCCCGCCGGTTCTTAAATGATAAAAATAGAGTGGCGGAATCCACTTGTTTCTGATTGATTGAAGTATGCGTTCCCCAAGTTCACTTGTCCTGACACTTGGGACATAGACCCAAACCCCTGGCCTAATTTCAAATTTGTGTTCCCATCGTTGAACTTCTATTTCCATGATTTAAACAGTCGTAGTTGAAGGCCATGTTAAGAACGGTGTAAACCGTACCAACTAACACAACAAATGCAGTAGCACATTTGAGCATAGCGGTAACAAGTTCCACACGCGCCTTAACTAAGCCAAGTTCTTTGATTTCCATAACTTGTTACTCCGTAGAATCCTGACGTCTCTTAGCGCAAGCGCATGGCCTAACTAAATAACAAAACTTCGACAATTTGTAAGCCCAGTAAACCCAGTAAGCCCAGCAAATCGGCGTCCGGGATGCCCAGCATATCGGCATTCGGTACGCTAGTCGCAAAGCGACAAACTCCACTTCTACGGATACGGGATATAACCCCGCTAACGTCAGGTAAAAGTAATCTAACGCTAAATCAATCAGAAAGGTAGTCTTTCTATACCTTATTAAACAGAAAATTATAGAAATGACACCTGCCCGGATTCAGATGGATGAGGCGGTGCGGCGCTGATTTTTTGCGGACGGCAGACGGACCGCACAAAAGTCTCATGCGTCACGAACGTATGCCCGCACTCAATATTGGTACACTGGTTGTATCGTTCTTTGGTTTCACTGGAAACCTGAAAGCTACTGCGTGTATGCGCGGCCTGGCCGCACATCGGACAATTCATCATTTCGTTTAGCCCTCACTCTTAACCAGTTCGCAATAATGATACATCACTGTTCTCATTTTGGAACTAATCATTCAATTTCGAACTCATCTATTTTCACTTCGAGATCCAGACTGGTCGTAAATCCACTATCCGGATTGACGGTATGCGTCAGCGTGGTGATGATCCACTCCGCATCATCAATCGGCTGCTTAAAGCCGCTCACCTTCACCGGCATTTCGGTGTAGAGATCTGCCCTTCCCTCTGCGAGCTGCAGGGAGAATGTTGCAACCCCGCGCTGCAGGCGCTCCCACTGCATCTTTGCCGCTCGCTCTGCATTGGTGCAGTTTGCATAAGTTCTGTTGAGTACCAGCACGTTTTCATCCGTTCCAACCAGGTAATCACCCTGCTTTGCTTCCGGCTCCTTTGTCGCAGTGTTTTTTTTTCGACGGCGCTTAACCTTTGCTGCCTCTTTTTTCTTTGGCTCACGAGTATGCAGCCAGCTGGCAATTACCCCCGTATAGGCATCACGATCTGCCAGGGTAAAACGATGACCGTCACCGGCCTGACGGGTTATGGTGATAACCGGCAGCGGCTTACCGCTTGCCGTTCTGCCCTGCCCCTGGCGGATAAACAACAGATTGCCGTCCTTAACGGAGGCTATCGCCCCATACTGCCGCGCCAGCTTCATCAGGAAACTCGCATCGCTTTCGTTGGTCTGGTCAATATGATCCACAGGCTTGTCCATCAGGTCCTGCCCCAGCGCCATTTTTAATTTATGCCTGGCGGCGATTTCCTTCACGACTTCGCCCACCGTTGTCTGATGCCAGGACTTTTCTCGCCGCGTGTTCAGGGTTTCACGTAAATCTGCACTACGCGCGCGAATTGTGAGACGGTCAGGCGCGCCGCTGTGCTCAATCTCATCGACAGTAAAGGCCCCTTTCGGAAAAAGCGGCTGACCTTTCCACCCCAGCGCAAACTGAATAATGGCCCCCCGACGCGGCAGAACGATTAGCCCGTCCGAGTCGTCCAGTTCCAGATCAAGCTGGTCCGCTTCAAAACCCCGGTTATCGGTCAGCGTCAGACTCATCAGGCGCGCATCCAGCACGGTAGTCACATCTTTACCTTCAATGATGATGCTGAAACCGGGGGTTTTACTGTTCAGGTTCAGGAGTTCAGAGCTGAAATTCACTGCAGTAACCCCTCAACCGTATTTTTCATATTGCCTATCGCAGAGGTGGCGGAGTCCTGCAAATTACTGAGCTGATCGCTGAGGCTGCCAAACATATCAGACAACGATTCATCCACCCGTTTCAGGCTCAGCGAAAATTCGATGCGCCGGGGCATACCGCTCTCAAAAAATTCTGTTTTTGTCTGGCTCAGACTCTCGATCACAAACATGCCGTAAATCGTCCCGCTCCCCTCAATCAAGGGCCAGGCTTTCCCCAGCTCCGCCATCTGCTCCAGCGCCAGCAAAGACAACCTGCCGCCGGTAATCTCCGGCAGCAGGACGCCGGACAGCGTAAGCGAATCGTTATCCGGCCCAAGAAACTGCGTTGTCGGGCGCCGGTTTACCCGGCTGTTAGCTGCGTGCCGCCAGCTACGCTGATACTGCAGCTCCTGATAGGGTACGGTTCGCAGCATGAATACGTACAACCCCAGCACCATCATCATTATTCGTAACCCCCTCGATCACTGAAATTACTGCGTGTTTTTGCCCTGGCCCTGCGCTCTCGCTCATCAAGCTGCCGGGCCACCTCTCGGGCGATATCCTGCGCGCTTTGCCCTGGCTGGGCGACAATATGAATTGGCGCGCTTATCTCGTACTTAATTACCTGCGGCGGTCTTTCTGCCTTCGCCGACGGCGCCGGTTGCGTCCTGACAGGTACACTGTACGGATGAATTGGCGCGGCTTCTGCCGGGGCAGCCGCCAGGCCCATTACGCCAGCGACCACGGAAGCGAACACCTTCTGGCGCATAGCCATCGGGTCAGCCCTGTTATCCGTGATTTCCGTAATGGCCGGTGCTGGCATGACAGCCGCAGCGATATCGGCCAGCTCCGCAGCACGATCCCGACCAGGACGATTTACCGGGGCGTTAACAATCTCAGGCGGCAGCATCAACCTGCTTTCAGGCCGTTGCCCCGGGCTGGCTGTTACATCACGAACCGGGCTTACCGTTGCCGCCAGTTTCACCAGCTCAGTAGTACGATTGATTACCGGAAGATTTGCCGGACCGTTCACACTATCAGGAGGCAGAACTATCGCGCGTTCAGGATATTGTTTAGCGCTGGCCGGTTCCGTCCGGGAAGGATTGAGCGTTGCCGCCACCCTCGCCAGATCAGCAGTCCGTTTCCTGCCGGTGACATTGGCGGGCCCGTTTACGATCTCTGGGCCATTCTCACCCACGATGCCGAACTGGCCGCGCGGAATGGTACCGCCGCTGTCGTACATGCCAGCAAAACCCATCGGCGGGAATCCGCCAGGCGGCAGCACCACTTTACCGTCTGTGTTTACCGTGGCTGGCTGCTGCCGCGTGACCTGCTCAGGAAGCTTCGCTTTGGCCGCTTCCTTGCTGACAATGCCAAGTTTTTCAAGCAGCCAGGACACGCCCGATTTAAGCGAATCCAGCGGGTGCATGACCATGTTCAGCCCTGCCGCCAGCGCCTCCCCAAACTGCCGCCCCATCGACGCCGCGCTTTGCAGCTCTGCAGAGGTGGATTTAACCGGCGTCAGCAGATCAGTAAACCATCCCCACAATGCCTGGACCTTGTCACCTATCCACTGGAAAACAGGCTGCAGTGGCTCAAACGCCGCACTGATAGGCGCAGCTGCAGCTTTGAATCCTTCAACCACTCCGTCTAAAAATGCGCTTATCGGCTGCCAGTATTTCCAGACAACCAGCGCCACGCCAGCCAGCGCCGCCACAACGAGCCCTATCGGACTAAGCAGGGCGCCCAGCAATCCAGAAATCCCGTACAGCGCAACGCGAAGGAGGGCCAGCGGGCCGGACGCCAGAAAACGAAGCACGCCACCGGCTGCCGATAATCCCCCTCGCAACACGGCCAGCGGATTCATTACCATGCCGATAATGTTGCGAATACCAGACATTCCGCTGCGAAGGACAGCAAGCGGCGCATTTGCCAGCCTGGACAGCGCGCCGCCGGTGCGGGTCACTGCAGACATAACGGAGGGGAGTGTTTTTACACCCAACACGGATAGGCCAAAACGGATCACCGCCAGCGGCCCCAGCACGGCAGCCACGGCCACCGCCAGCGTGCCGAGCACAACAGTGATCGCAGCTGTGGCTGCAGCCACTTTCATCAGCGTGCCCGCCAGCTGCGGGTTAGCCTCAACCCATCGACGCAGTGCCCCGGTAACGCTTTGGACGTACCCCATGATATCCATCAGCGGCTGGCGCAGGGTTTCACCCAGGCTACTGAAAGCGTTCTGCGCGCCCGTTTTAACAAGCAACCACTGCGCGGAAAGTGAATCCTTATTGATATCGGATTCTTTCTGCATGGAGCCGTTAGCCTCAGTGCCTGAGGTGAGTTTCAGCTGTCGCTGCAGCTCCGGCAGGTTGTTTGCAAGCTTCGCCGCATCGTCGCCAAACTCCTTACCAAATATCATCGTCATGGCGGACAGGCGCTTATCCTGCGGCAGCTTGTTGACCTTCTCCAGCACGCGCTGAATGGTCCCCATTGCGTCCTTTGTCATCTGCTTTTCAATCTCTTCTGGATTGAGTTTCAGCAGATCCATACCTTCCATGAACCGTTTGCTCTGCATGGTCGCAATCGACAGTTCGCGCACCATCGCATTTGATGCGCTGGCGGCAATTTCAGGCGCGGCACCCAGAGACAGGAAGGTGGAACCCAGCGCGGCCGCCTTGCGGAAATCAAGCCGGTCGGCCACACCCCCAATGCGCTGCAGCACATTGATGATATCGCCGCCCTTAGACATGGCGTTATCGTCCAGGTAGTTCAGGGCATCGCCCAGCTGTTCAATATTACGGGTCGGCACTTTATACAGCTGCGCGATTTTCCCCAGGCCCTCCGCCAGCTCATCAGCGGGCAGCTCGAATGCCGTTGCGGCCTTTGCTGCAGTGGATGCAAAGGCCAGCAGGTCACGCTTCTGGTCTTCGTAAGAATCGTTCTGGTTTGTCACGCCCATGCGGGCGCCACCTTCAACCAGCGCGGCATAGTCGATGGCGCCATTCTCCATCGGCAGCTGTTCACTGGCGGCCTTGATGGCATCCTGCATGTCGTAAAACTGTTTTGTTCGGTTGCCGTTGTCGTCCCGCAGCCCGTTAACCTGCTTTGCCACGCCTTTCATCGCATCTTCCATGCTGGCATAGCTTTTAACCGCTGCCATCACCGGCGCGCCCATCGCCAGCCCGGCGGCAGTAGTTGTTGCTCCGGCGCCCGCGATACGATCCCGCACCTCAAGGCGCCGCGGATACTGATCGCGTACGGCGTTCATACGGGCCTGCTGATCGCCCAGGCGCTTAAGGGATTTCTGCTGTCGGTCCAGCGCCTGCCGGGTTTCGTCGGCATTCTGCCGCAGCTCACGCTGCGCACTGCTCAGCTTTTTGGTGTCCAGCCCGGCCTCATTGAGCGCAAGACGCTGACGCTGCACCGACTGACGCAGGCCGTTGTATTTGCTCTGCAGCTCGTTAACGCGGTTTTTTGCCTGCTCCAGCAGACGCGCCTGCGCCGCCGTCGGCCGGTTTGTGGCCGAGAACTGCGTGGCAAGTTTCGCCGCTTCTTCGCGTGCGGCTTTAAGACTGTTGCCGGTGACGGCCAGCTGCGCGCTTGCCTTGCGGAAACCGTCAATACGGCCCGCCTGGGCGTCCAGTTCTTTTAATCTTGCGCGGCTTTGCTGAATGGCGGTAGCCAGCTCTTTAGAACTGGCCTGCGCTGATCGGAATGGGCGGGTGAGCTTATCAACCGCATTTAGAATTACTTGCAAACGCAGGTTAGTGTCACTCATCGCTGGCCCCGCTTCTCTGAATCGCTTTATGCCGCCACTCCAGCACTTCGGTCAGCGGCATAACGTCAGTGACGGACGGCGGCCAGTGAAAAATGGTGGCGATATCAGCCACCAGGTATTCTACCGTCAGGCTGTCGGCAAACCGGCAAGCACCGATTTCTTCAACAAAAAAGTGACCACCTCAACCGACAGCGCGGTAAGATCGGCGGGGTCCATTTCAGCCATTTCCTGAGCGGTCAGCGCGGGCGTGGAGATGCGGGGAATAATCGTCATCATCGCGCCGACGTCCATATCCATAATCGCCTGCAGACGGGTGCCACGCAGCGCGCCGGACTGCGGCTTGCGCAGCACAATTTCGGCAATTTCGGTTTTACCGCGTTTGATTGGGGTGTCCAGCTGTACGGTTTTTTCAGTCTGTTGTTCGCTCATTGTCATTTCCTGTTAATAAGGTACTGGCGCGGCTGCCCGCGCCTTTAAAGTAGATCAGAGGCCCAGGGCGTTGCGGTGTTCTTCCATCAGGTCCACGCCATCAACGATTTCAATCATGTTGATCACATCAGCCTCATAGAGCACCTCGCCGTTAATGGTCAGCTTCGCGTAGCTGTTGGTGCTGCTGACTTTTGTGGTGTTGCTCTCGCCGGTTTTCCATTCGCCGGAATCGACTTCTTTATGTCGCCCGCGCACAACCAGCTCAACGGCCTGCACTTCGCCGGTATCATCACGCTGAATGGAGCCGGTGAAACGCAGCTGGATGCCGTCAACGGTGGCTTTACCCATCTGCTTGAATAACAGCAGTTCGGTGCCACCGATTGAAAATTCCGTATCCAGCGCGCCATCATCAAGCCCCAGATCAACATCAGCCGAACCGGGCATACCGCCGCCGCGATACTTTTCAAACTTGCGGCCGAATTTAGGCAGGGTCAGGGACTCAACAATCCCCTGATAGTTATTCCCGTCGTTAAACAGGTTCAGGTGTTTTAACTTGCGAGGTAAAGCCATTTTGTCCCCTTACGCGCTGACCTGGCTGGAGAAGTCCAGCAGATACTGATCGGTGATGCGCTGGCGCAGCATCAGGTTTTCCAGAGGCGGTACCGGCGTATAGTCGTAATCGATAGTGAGCTTCCCGGCTTTCAGGGAATCTTTATCGTTTACGGACTCATCCAGCCAACAGTCGGCGCCGATGATGTAGCCCTGTGTTTTCAGGTTGCGCAGTTTGGCGCGAATACCTTCGATAATGTCGCGGGCCAGCGACGGGTTAAGCACGCCATCAACCGCCCACATGTGCGCTTCGGCGATGGTGTCAGCCAGTACCTGCGCGGTGCGGGTGTAGTTTTCAAAGGCAAACAGAGGATCGTCACTGAGGCAGCGGGAGCCCCAGAAGCGGAAACCGTCTTTGCGGATCAGCGTGGTGACATCGTTCTGGTTCAGCAGCCCCGCATCGGTTGCCGGGTCCTGCAAATCCCAGAACACATCCGCAGAAATGCCGGTGACGCCGTTCACGCCCACGTTGGACAGGGATTTGTGCCAGCCGGTCTGCTCGTCAATTTTGGCACGCAGACCAAGCGCACGGGCTGAGGCATAAGCCGTTGCGTCAGCATTCAGCACGGTGTCAAAACTGATGAAATCAGGCCAGATCAGCATTCCCTCGCGCTGGCTGAAATTAGCGCGGTAGGCAATGGCCTCCTCTACCGTTTTGCAGCCGTAGGCTGACAGATAGGCGAACCCGCGCAGACTCTGCGCCACTCTCAGCAGCTCAGTGGCAACCGCCTGCGTGTCATGCCCCGGCACGCCAAGAATGCGCGGCTTAACGCCGAGCTGGGACTGCGCAGATAACAGCGCTTTCATGCCCGTTTTTTTACCGTCAGCTGTCACGCCGCCGATAATGTTGGAGGTTGTTTCCGCTTCGGTTTCACCCTGTGCAACGCGCACAACGACGGTCACGGGTTTGGCCTGATCGGCAATTGCATCCAGCGAGCGGGCCAGCGTGCCGGACTCGCCTGCTTTACCGCTGGCGGTCAGCACGTCGGTGAGCAGGACCGGTTTATTGAGGGGGAACACGGACGCATCTGCATCATCGCCGGTACAGACCATACCTACAATTGCCGTGCTTACTGTTGAAATGGGGCGGGTGCCATCGTTGACCTCAACGACGCGCACACCATGGTGATAATCCTGAGCCATAAGGCACTCACTCCGCTTTAGGGTTGAATGCGTATGCTGCATGTAGAATTCTAAGCATGCATTTGGTATGTATTGTTGTATCGCTAATACAATGGCTTGAGATTCAAATGAAAGCTGAAGATAACGTTGTTGATAACTGGATAAAACAATCTGTCAGGAGGGAGATCCTTTACCGACTAGCTGTATGGTGTTTGATAACTGTAATAGCTTTATTTATAAGCTCAAACGCCCCAACCTTCGCACTCGACAAATATGTCACCCCCGTTATTCATAAATTAACTGAACAATTGGATTTCATTTGGACTTTTTTATATTTCTTTATAAGCATCTCATTTTTCTTTAAAGATATGGCATACATGAGAAAAGAAAGTTGGGGCAATCACAACATCCGACACAATTTCGGCATGCTATTAAGAAAATTCACGTGTGAAGCGTTGTTATGGTCTGCTGGAATCTCATCCTCTCTAGTAACAATCATAACAATAAGCTTCCCCATAATTTTATTAAAAGACGATAACTCAACCGCTCAAAATTATTTTCTAAGTATATTTATAGTATTTTCCACATTCACATTTAGCGCTATGATTCTTTTCTTTTACTATTTATTGAGAGCAGATCGCGCTGCTATATACCACATAACAAATTCGCGCCTACTGACTCAAATGATTTATCTATTTCTATTTTTAGGATGCGGCGTCATGTATTTTTGGATTGAAGCAAAATGAAAGCCTTGTGTTAATTGTTATAAATCCCCCTCCAAATATGAGGGGGTGAGGAATTAAACCGGTTGTTCCGGCCAGACAAGATTTGGTACCAAGAGGGGATCGACTCGATTTAATAAAACTCGATACTTCCTCCACGCATCATATAGATTGCTTTCTTCATTATCAGCAATACCCAGCTCAACTGCGTCCTGCAAAGGACTTATTATTGCCTCTGCCATAATAAGTAACTCTGCCTTTTTTAACTCTGCATTCTTAACATCGGCAGCAATTTTAGCAGCTTCATTCGTCACCCATTGCTCACCATCCCATGCATCGTAAGGTGTTTCAGGTGCGACTGTTGTCGTCCCCGCGGGATAACCACCCGGCTGGGTTATTTCAACAGGTTCGCCAGTTTCCGTATTCCATACAGTTTCGCCACGATGATCCGCTAAATATTCCCAGCTATCGTCCGCAATCGTTCGGCATACAACAAAACCATCTTTTCCCTCAGGAGGGACATCAGTACACGCATTTGCGGGGAGTCCCACACCAACAGGAATATACTCTGTTGTTGAAGACAGGATTTCCCGCGTCTCACTATCGTAATTGAACACCACAACATTACCAGCTGTTGTGGCAAAACCATATTCCAGTATGGCGTTTTGCATTATGCGGCCCTCACAATATAATTAAATGCAACGTTACGCGGCCTCGTTTCACTGCCAAACATTGCAGAGCCAAGCGCGGCTTTTGCGGTATATGTTTGCAACAATGTGCCCGTGGACGGGTTCGGGTTATATTCGTTGGTTCCATCCGGGTAATAAGCCATTGCTGAATTTCCATCAATAAAGACCGCTGTCATAGCGCCATCTCCACCCGTCCCGTTAGTAGTGGGCAACCAATGCCTGTGATCGAATGACATTCCCCCCTGTGCTAACAGCAATCCGCGACCAGTATCCACACCACGACCATCGTCCCAGCCACGAATAAACTCACCACGTAGATCAGGTAATTTCAGAGCCGGATACGCCTGAGCTAGTTTTGGATATTGCGACGCAGTAAAAGCTGCACCGTTGCATTTGAGCCACCCCGCCGGAGCTGTAGCAAGAGGCCATGGCACTGGCACTCCAACCGGCAGGGCCGAACCCGCCCCCAGGCCGAGGTTATTCAAAAATGCGGCAACGTCAGCAATATCCGCACCGTTTTTACTGATCTCCATCTTCCCTGCTAGTGCATTTGTCATCGTGGTGGCAAAGTTAGGATCGTTGCCCAGTGCTGCAGCCAGTTCATTCAGCGTATCCAGTGCCGCCGGTGTTGACCCTACCAGTGCTGCAATAGCCGATTTAACAAAAGCCGTATTGGCAATCTGCGTGTTATTAGCCGTTTGCGCTGCAGTAGGTGCCGTCGGCGTTCCCGTCAGGGCCGGATTTGCCAGTGGTGCTTTCAGTCCGAGCGCGTTATTGAGTAACGACACCACGGCCTGCACAAATGCCGTGCTGGCAATCTGGGTGGTGTTCGTCCCCGCCGGTGCTGTTGGCGTTTTGGGCGTGCCCGTCAGGGTCGGACTCTCTTTCGGGGCGTACTGAGAATGCGGATCGGCTGCAGCCAGGTGTTTTGCCATCAGGTCATCGACATATACCTTCAGCTCCAGCACCTTGTCATCGACATACTTGCGGGTCGCCAGCACCACGGCGGGGTCAATTTTCAGGGTGATAGTGTCAGTGCTGCTGGTAATCAGCACCATGCGCACGGTCTGGGTGCGCCCGCTCCCCTCCGCCAGCTGCGGCTTGTAGCTCTCCGGACAGTTGCCGACGGCAATCAGCGCACCGGTATCATCAAACAGACCAACCTCGCGAATCCACCACCCGCCCTCAGTTTCGGGGATCACCTGTTCCGCAATAATCTGGCTGCTGTTCTGCGGGTCGCTATACAGCATATTGAGATCGGCACGGCGCTTTTCAGCAATCAGCCTGGTCTGCTGTGCGCTGGGCGTGGGGAGCACACCGCCACCGTCGCCCACCGCCATCTGGGTAATTTTAAGCGGCACGCCGAGTGCGGCGGCGCTGGCCAGTTTCGCTGCGCCGATCTCCGTCAGCAAGGTGTAGAATTTTGCGCTCATGGGTTCACTCTCACTGTGTCAATAACGTGGACCGCCCCGCCCTCGTAAGCGGTGCCGCCGGAAATAATGGTTTCGTTGATATACGGGTAAATCGTGATTTCTTCGCCGGTGTAGGTGGCTGCACCGACGAAATACGGCCCACTGGTCTGCAGGTTGATTGACATGCCGATCAGATGACGGCTGCAGGGTTTGGCGTCGCTGATGAGGCGCTCCAGCTCCAGATAGGTTTCTTCCGTGATGCCCTGGTCCTGCACGCCGATATCCAGGCGAAACGTGCCCGGCTGTTCGCCGGTCTGCCACCATTCGATAATGCGGATCAGGAAGCCGAACGGCTCCACCACCCGACGCACGGCGCTGGTTGTGCCTTTGTGCTGATGGATATAGAACGCGTCCTGCACCACCCGGCGCTTCACGCTTTCTGTCCAGCTCTCGTCCCAGCGGTCCACGGAAAACGCCCACGCCAGATACGGCAGGAAACTGACCGGACAGGTTGCCGGGTTCCACAGGTCACGCAGCGGCACCGCAAGCCCGGAAATGCCGCTGCAGCTCTGCGCCAGTCGGCGCTCAAGCGGCGATGAGCCAGGCGGCAGCAAGCTATTCATCCGTGCCCCCGTTGGTCACATTCCACTGCGTACATGAGGCAGCCTGCGTCTTATCCAGCACCAGATCATTCAGAGGAGACGCCAGCTCCACGCGCTGAACACCTTCGACATGCAGCGCGGCATACAGTGCACTGCGGCGGATATCGCGTCCGAGCCGCGTCTGGCTGGCGATGTACTTCTGCAGGCTGGCTTTTGCCGCCGCCATCACCGGCTCCACCTCCGGTCCAGGATAGAGAAAAATGGTTGCATCCACGCTGTACGGGATAATTTCGGCGCTGCGCACCGTCAGGTGATCCGCCACCGGGCGCACGCTCTCGCTATTCAGCGCTTTTTCTACAACAGCCAGCAAGTCATTCTCTGCCGTGCCATCACCCTCGCGGCTCAGCACCGTCAGCATCACTTCCGCCGGTGCCGGACTGGTTGCGCTGGCATCCGCCACCCGCCCGTCCGCACTTCTGGCGTGAAACTCATAGGCCGCCGTCGGCCCCGCAACGGACAGCCCTTCAAACGCGGCGGGTACACGCAGGCGCAGCGCCTCGTCACTTTCCATCACGGCAGCTACCGGTGGCACAGCGTCATTATCGGCAGGCGTCACTGTCAGGCGCTTCACGTTATAATTGGCGGCAAGTTGTTCCAGATCGCCGCCGAGGGCATACGCCACCATGACCGCCTGCGCGGCCTCATTGATACGCTGGCGCAGCAGAACTTCTCGGTAGGTGCTTTCCTGCAACTGTTTGGTGATGGGTTCAGATTCGAGCGCCAGCGTGCGCGCGACGGCTACCTGCTCGTCCACCGGATAGAGCGCCACAAAGGCGGCCTTGCGCTCCGCTAGCAGCGTCTCAAAATCCGGCACGTCCACAATCTGCGGCGCGGGGAGCTGGGAAAGGTCAATGACCGCCATTGTCTGCTCCTGTTGAAACGGAAAGGGAAACCGGTGCGCCGCTGTTGCGCTGCCCGGTAAGGTCAACCAGCATGGAACCGTCAAAGTTAGAGCTGATGGTGATGGAGTCTAGCGTCAGGCGAGGTTCCCAACGACTCAGCGCCATATACACCGCCGATATGATCTGCAGGCGCAGCGCTGGGTTCTGCGGCTGGTCAATCAGGACAGACAGCAGCGAACCGTATTCACGTCGGGCAACGCGACTGCCCTGCGGCGTCAGCAGAATGTCACGCACCGACTGACGCAGATGATCCGTGTCTGTAATGGCTTGGCCGTTGTTCTGACTCATGCCGAGATACAGCGTCATACCGGGCCTCCCGACGTGTCGCCGCCTGATTTAACTTTATTGTGCGCGTGGTTATCCACCACGATCCCGTTGGAACTCATCGGGCCGCCACCCTGGGTGACAGCGCCGTTGATCACCACTTCGCTGTTGATGCGCGTGGTGTTGGCCTCCACAACAAAATCAGAGGTTTTGAGGGTGATATTATCTGCCGCCTCGATCACCATGGATTTGATGCCTCGGACGTGCCAGCGCCCGGTGGCGGGTTCATACTCAAACCAGCCGCCGTCCGGGTACTGCGTCACGCTGGCGTCTACGGAATCCGACGGCGGTGCAAACTGGCTGGAGTAGATAGCAGGCAATGCGAATGCAGTTTCGAGGTTGCCGCCCATGCTCAGAACCACTACCTGCTCATCCGGCGAAGGACACCACCATGTGCGGGCACCACCGGCACGCAGCGTCAGCCAGTTAATCCAGTTGGTTTCGAGTTCGCCGACTTTCACCCGGCACAGCCAGTTTTCCCGGTCCACTTCGGTCACGGTGCCGGAGCGGATCAGGTTGGTGATAAGGCGCATGATTTCTGTAAGTTGTGAGTTCATTACACTATCATGAACATAAACTTGATTTGCTAATATCAAATGATATTGTTCTAGGTACTACACAAGGAGGATAAATGTCGCAACAAGAATATGATTCAGTTTCTATTAAATTCTTCCCTTTAAGTCAAAATAATGTTCCACAAGAAAAAGGAAGACTCTCCGAAATAGAGATGACTTGTGATTTAAAAATCGAAGATAACACAAAGTGGCATAAATTTTCATTTAAAACACTCGATAAAAATATTTTTTCACTTTATAACACCGACAAATGGCGAATTGAAATCCCATTACATTACGTTAATGGCGATCTTTTAAAAACTGTCACACTAGAGAACTGTAGAATCAGTGATTTGGGCCACTACACCTCTGGTTTAAACGAGCATTATAAATTTACTGCGCATCCTAGTGAAACTGTCATCAGACGTAAGAAATATGATACGAAAACAAACAAAAAAACAAAAATCAATTTTCACATAAACCCTGCCAACTTAGTTTCACCAAATATTAAACATTCCTTTGAGCAAGATGGAGGGATTAAACAAACAAAAAACCAGCCTATAGTGATAGATTTAATGGATAAAGGCAAGGTATTATTGGATGCAAAATTCGTTGCGAGTGGTACTTCCAATAACATAACACTTAAAAAAACTCAACTTTACACATTAGAAGTTGAAGACGAGTGTTTAACAATCGGTGATATTAAAGATAATCTTTTAGAAGAAATAGACTTGTTAAATGATATTATATCCTTTATTCATGACAAAAAAATATTTTGCTCTAAATGGACACTGGATACATCAAATGAACTCACGACCGTTTATCGCCATTTTAATATCAAAACAACCAACACATCGGGTGACAAGGCAATTTTAACCCCGCCAGAAGTTAATAAAAGCTTGAATAAAATTTTTCACAATTACAAAAAATCAATATATAAACAAAATATAAAACTGGCTATTAACACACTGATTTTGCAGGAGCAGTATCTTGAACCATATTATCTATCTTTATTTCAGGCATACGAATCCATAACCTTAACCTACAAAAAAAACAAAACCACACAATACATTATCCCCGAAAATGAATTTAAAACATTAAGAAAAAAAATAGAAAACTTTTTAAGCCCCGACATCCTAGAAGACAAGGATATCCGTTCAAAAATAAAAGGAAAACTTAGTGAACTTAACAGAACATCTCTACGTGATGTAGTCAATAGTTTTGAAGCTGAACTTAACAATAAGAATGATGATTTATGGCCTATCTTCCGAGATAAAAACGGTATCGGGCTAGCAGATATCAGGAACGCTATAATCCATGGGGAATTAATAGAAGATAGTAATATGACAAGTATAATCATTGCTTGTGAACACTTAAAAATCCATCTTGCGCGACTGGTATTGACCCTACTTAGTCAGAAAATTGAAAGCACATCCTATTCCGAACAAGATATTAATATGAGAACTAAGCTGAATGAATTTAGTTTTTGGAGCGAATACAGGAATTCACTAACTAAAGCACTCCTTTAGTTTTTTCAAAACGTGGTGATTTTAATATTAAAATCACCACAACAACTTACAAACCATTTCGCAACCAAGTATAAAATGAATTATAAACAATCAACTGCATTTCATCATTTACCCCAAGAAGAAGACGCCTACTGTAACGAATAGTAGGTCCTTTACTACTAATTTGATCCCGTAAGCCGTAATGATGAACCCTAGCAATACGCTGCACCTTCCCCGCAAACTGCACACTGGCTGAATCCGCGCTGGCTGTAGTTTTCAGGTATTTCGCCGTGCGTAGTTTCGAGAACATCTGCCGTTTAATGCGTCCCTTTTTAGTCCTCGCCGTGACTTTTCGCGGCTCATACCCGCTGCCGTCAGGATTACGCTGCAGCCGGATGTTATTTTGCTGATTCCTCCGCAACTCCTGCGCCAATTCCCGCATCATGCGCTGACGTGCGGCTGGCTCCAGATTCGCCAGCAGTGCGGCCAGCCACTCGTCCACTTTATGCAGATTATCCACGTTTCACCGTCCACATTTCTTCTGGCTCGTCGGGTTCTGGCTCCGCCTCAACCGTCGAGATACCACCATCGGAGCTGACCAGCACGCGCTCCGTCAGCTGCAGGTTCAGGCTGATATCACACGCGTCGTTGCGCAGAATATCCACCTCAAAGGTGAACAGTTTTTCGCGCAGCTGCGGGTTGTTGATGGCATCCGTCTGATTGGCTTTCAACCACAGCAGCACCGGGGCCATCAGCAGGTTCTGGTCGCCGCTGAAATCCTCGATCACCACATTCAGGGTGTAGCGATATTCCCACGACATAGACTTCGCGCCGGTTGCCACCAGGGAACCGTTATCCACGAACAGATGCAGCTTGTCCGGGTTATCGCGCACATAGGGCACGGCCCTATTCAGGGCGCTGCGTAAGGACTGCGGCTTGTTCACTGTTTCGCTCCTGGCACGCCACTATCGTGTCCACTTTGTCAGCACAGACCGCCCAGGCGGCCTCGGTTTCATCCAGCATCGCGCTCAGATCGCCGTTAGTGCGCGGCGCTGACGGGTTCAGGTTGCACGGCGTCACTCTCGGACAGCCATTCACGGTAAGCAGCACCTCCGGCGAGGGCCGGACGTTCCCGCAGCCGGATAATGTCAGCAGGCAAAGGAGTGTCAGCCCAGCGGCGTAAATCTTCGTTCTCACGTTTCAGTTCCTCGATCCGGTGCTGGCGGTTGCGCAGCAGCGCGGTGGTCTGTTCCGCCGTCGCATAAATCCGCATCTGCTCCCGGCTGTTGGTTTCGGTCAGAATGGACAGACCGATCAGCTGGCTGTTTTTCTGCGCCAGTGCCTGCGCTTTAGTCGCCAACTGTTCGCCTTGCGTTTCGATGGCGTGCCGGGCGTTGTTCAGCCGCCACGACTGCCAGGCCAGCGCTGCCAGTAGCAGCAAAAAAACCGCCAGCGTGCGCGTCATACTCCAGCCCCTTTCAGGCACCAGGCCATTTCACGCGCGCGGCGATTATCCAGCCCCTGATTAAACACGCCTTTGACGTACACCCAGCGCGGCAGTTGGCGGCAGGCATCCGCCCAGCGCTTTTGATTCAGCAGTTTCACCAGCGTGGAGCTGCAGGCGTTGCTGGTGCCAACATTAAAGGCAAACGACACCATGGCGTCATAGACCTTTTGCGGCACCGATGGCACCACGCACTTTTCCAGTGCCCGTTCGACAATCAGCACATTGCTGATTAGCCCCTGCGCCGCCTGCCGTTCGGTGATAGTTTTGCCGGGCGTCACGCCGGACGTGTTGCCGATGCCGTCGGTCCAGATGCCCGCGCTGCACTGATACGGCTGCAGGCGGCAGCCTTCGTAATCGGCGATCAATTTCAGCCCTTCGACGGAAGTATGCAGCGACTGATAACCGGGCAGCGTGGCGGCGATAGCCAGTACTACCCCGACCAGGCAACGCTTAACGATTGAAGGATTCATACTCCCCCCGCGAGATTTTGCCGCCGCGCAGCAGTTTGAAAGACTGGTGTTTGTAGTACCAGTTGATCGCCAGCATCAGCACACCAATCAGCACGCCGCCGACCGTGGAGGCATCTTTGAGCGACAGATCGCCCAGCCAGGCCAGCAGCACGGCGATGCAGTAAGTGATAAAGGCGCTGACTCTCTCAAGCGTCATGATTCAGTCCCATAGCTGGACGGTCTGTGCGGTGGTCGATGCCGGGATATCCGGTAGCTCCACCTGCAGCCCGTGCGGTAAAAAGGGGCCATGTTCAGCCAGCCCCGGATTGGCACGTAATACCTGCTCCGTGACACCCTGCGTGCGCCCGTAGTGACGCCAGCACAGCGCGTCCACCGTGTCATACTGGTGCGCACGCACTTTCATCAGATAAGCTCCACCGTGCAGTGTGGCGCATCCTGCACCCGACTGATCGCCCAACGCGCATCCCGCCACAGGTCGCCACTGGCCTCGGCCAGCTCTTCCCCTCGCTTCACACCGGACGCCGTGGCGTCATAGTCCTGATAACGCTCATTAAGCACGGCGCGCGCCCAGCAATACACGGCGTTGAGGTAGTGCTGAATGCGCTCGCTTTTGCCATCCAGCATTTCCGCCGGCACGTCAGCCAGATCTTGGTAACCCAGCATCTGCTGGAGGTTGCGGAAGTCGTACAGCTCAGCGTTAACTTCGGAAATGGCTGTCAGTGCAACCTGCCTCAGACGCGGCTGCGTCACCGTGCCGTCGGTGCGCATCACGCTGCGAAACTCCGATAGGCTCACATCCGGCCAGAACGGCGTGTTTTTGATGACCTCCGCCTGTTCCGGTGCCGGTTCGGGCGCAACAAACTTCATGCGGTCTTCTCCTGAATAAGTGGGCGGTGAACGGGATTTTGATGAGGCCATGCCTGTCGCCATCCCGTGCCGCCCGTGCGCGGGGCACGTTCCGTCAGCGGTCGTTGCGCAGTCTGCGCTCCAGCCGCTCTTTGTCTTTCTTCACACCGCAGCGGGAGTCCAGCTGGAGCGCATGAGTGAGGTGATTCAGGGCCGATGCCGGGTTGCTTTCGCTTAGCACCGCGCCGATGGCTTTGTGCAGACGCGCCCGTGACTCGTCCGGCATATCCTGCCCGGTGGTCAGGTCCAGCGCCTGCAGTAGCAGGTCGGCGTCGAAAGGGGCAGCTGCGAGCATGGCACTTTGCGCCGCGTCGGCCATCTCCTCAGCCAGCACGGTCTGCACGTTGCGGTTACCGAGCGGCATCACCCAGCCATAGCGCAGGGCATGACGCCCGATCTCCAGCGCACCGGCATAATCCCCGGCATCGATACGCCACAGCATCACGTACATCAGAACGTCATCCTGCTGAGCGCCTCCGGCGGCCAGCACACCGTCCGCCCAGGCGGAATATTTCGGCAGCAGCTCCACCTTAATCGCCGCCTTTTTTACCGTGGACTGGATGCCCTTGAGACGGCGGCGATCTTCGGCCAGCTGGAGCAGCATCAGGTCATAACCCGACGCATGGCGAACACAGCCGCCCTCGCGGGCGGCCTGTTCAGCCTGAATGCGCAGGCGGTGCTGCCGTGCGGGACTCAGGCTCATGCGTTACTCCCCAGCGTCCGGTGCAGCTGGCGCGCTGAAATCACCGATTTCGATGTTTTCCACTAGGGCCGCGCAGCGGTAGTCTTCGACCACATAGGCCTCGTTCACCGATTCGAAGTTTTCGATGCGGTCACGTTTCGGGTTGTCGATAACCGAGCGGCGGCGGGTCTCTTCCTGCCAGTAGATGGACAGGTTATCCAGACGGGTGATCAGCACAGCATTCGCCGGGAAGTACGGCGCGCGCACAGCCTGCAGACCGCCCATGCGTTTCTGGCTGATGATCAGATCGGCGGCGATTTTTTCGCTGTTCTCCTGCTCCTTGTTGACCAGCGGGAAATACTTGTCGGACAGCAGCTCACGGCCACAGACCACAACCAGCTCGTCATCGTCCTGGAAAATCGGATCGATAAGCTCGTTGACTGCGTCCATCACCAGCGCGTCTAGGTTGGCGTACAGACCGCCCTTCCCGACTTTCACCGGCTCGATGGTCACGGTGCCGTCGTCTGCCGTTTTCGTGCCCAGCACGTTGTCCGGCGCATCTTCGCGGATTTTCTGCAGCCAGCCCTTGTTCACGTCCTGCAGCAGGACGTTCTCGCCACGGTTAGAGGTTTTGGCGCGCTTCACGCCGTTGAAGCCGATCATGATGCGGTCCAGCGCCTGGCGTTTGACGATGGCGTTACGGATACGCACCTGGAAGTCCTGGAACTTGGCCCACAGATCCAGCTTCGCGTAGGTCAGCACCGTGTCGAAGTTGGTCTGCTCGCACTTATACTCCACGTCCGCCATCAGCGTCGGATCGGTCGGTTCGCGCTCTTTGGTGGTGGTGTCCGTCGTTCCGGCAATGGTGCTGCCGACGCCCAGGCCCAGCAGCTGGCCGGATTGTTCAGCCACGCCCATCACGTTGATCAGCGTCAGAAACGCGGCGGACTGCTGAATTTCATCTTCCAGCGTCTGGGACACCGACGGCTCCACGGTGAACTTGCTGGCAAGCTCGGTCACGGCCACACCGTTCAGGCGCGCCAGCTGCTGCAGGTAGGCGTTAAAGGCAAAGCGGGTTTTCTGTTTCATGTGTTGGTTTGCTCCTCAGCAATTGGTCACGGTGCCTGCCGGAGCGTCACCGCCCGGCGCACGCTGGCGGTAGTCCCTGCGGCTGTCTTCGCGGTTCAGCTTCTGCTCCAGCTCGGCAAAGGCGGCCTGCTGCTCCTGCAGGGAAGTTTCCAGCGCGGACAGGCGTTCGCCGTTTTCGGTCAGGGTTTTGGCAGTGCGTTCGCTCAGGTTCTGCTGCTCGGTAGCAACCAGCTCAACGGCCAGATGCACGTCAGAGAATCGCGCGTCGTCGGTCTGCTCTTTTTTGTTAAACAGCGCGGTGACGCGGGCAAACAGGGAGGGTTTGTCGTCCTGGACGTCTTCCAGTTCGATAGGGGTTTCTTCAGCGGCAGAAAATAGGTTGTCCGGTTTCTGCTTACGGTTCGCCAGCGGGTTGCGGGCAGCACTGGCACTGAACGCCAGCATTTCCGTGCCGAGGCTCGCCGGATCGTCGGTTGCGGCCAGCCCAACAAGATAGGCTTTACCGGTGTCGGCAAATTTCGGGCTGACTTCCATGGAGGTGAACAGCTTCTGGCCTTTTTTGACCAGTTCCACCAGGGAGGTGGTTGGCTCCACATCGGCGTACAGCGCCATCTTGCCTGCCAGCGGACCGTCCTTGATTTCTTCGGCAACCAGCGCCGTCACCTTGCCGTAGCGGTTAAAGGCACTGTCAGGGGAGTAAGACTTGATGTGTTCAAGGTTAATCAGCGCGGTGTAAACCGTCGGGTTGTAGCTCGCCGCCATCTGTTCCAGCCATTCGCGCTGGATTTCGCGTCCGTCGGTGGTGGCACCTTCAACCCCGATGCGGAAACGCTTTGCTTTCACTGTCATGAGCCGTGCTCCGTAGAAAACTGTCTGGAGCCTTATGGTTGCGGGGATGGGGGGAGTGAGACAACGCGCGGCGCTTGTGCCTTTCGCCATACAAAACGAAGCCGAAGAAAGAGGACATTCAAGGCCGTAGGCTTGTGCCATGGATATGACACTGACCCCCGCAGACCTCGATCCCCGTAGGCAGGCTATGCTGCTGTACTTTCAGGGATACCGCGTAGCCCGCATTGCTGAAATGCTGGGCGAGAAAGTTGCAACCGTTCACAGCTGGAAGAAGCGCGACAAATGGGGCGAGTACGGGCCGCTGGATCAGATGCAGCTCACCACCGCCGCGCGTTACTGCCAGCTCATCATGAAGGAGCAGAAAGAAGGGAAAGACTTCAAGGAAATTGACCTGCTGGCGCGCCAGTCCGAGCGCCACGCCCGGATCGGCAAATTCAACGACGGCGGCAACGAGGCCGACCTGAACCCCAACGTCGCCAACCGCAACAAAGGCCCCCGCAAACCGCCGGATAAGAACCTCTTTACCGACGAGCAGATCGAGAAACTGCAGAAGGTATTCCACGACTCAATGTTTGCCTACCAGCGCCACTGGTGGGAGGCAGGCAACCGGCACCGCATTCGCAACCTGCTCAAGTCGCGCCAGATTGGGGCGACCTTCTTCTTTGCCCGTGAGGCACTGATTGACGCCATCACCACCGGGCGCAACCAGATTTTCCTCTCCGCCAGCAAGGCGCAAGCGCACGTTTTCAAGCAGTACATCATCGACTTTGCCAAAGAGGTCGATGTGGAGCTGAAAGGCGACCCGATGACGCTCAGCAACGGCGCGTGCCTGTACTTCCTCGGCACCAACGCCCGCACGGCGCAGAGTTACCACGGCAACCTGTATCTGGACGAATATTTCTGGATACCGAAATTCCAGGAGCTGCGCAAGGTCGCCTCCGGGATGGCTATCCACAAAAAATGGCGACAGACCTACTTCTCCACGCCGTCCAGCCTGACGCACAGCGCGTATCCGTTCTGGTCCGGCGCATTGTTCAACCGGGGCCGAGCCAAAGCGGACAAAGTGGATATTGACCTGACTCACCCCACTCTGGCCCCCGGCCTGCTCTGTCCGGACGGTCAGTATCGCCAGATTGTCACCGTGGAGGATGCGGTGCGTGGCGGGTGTAACCTGTTCGATATCGACCAGCTGCGCATGGAGTACAGCCCGGACGAGTACCAGAACCTGCTGATGTGCGAGTTTATCGACGATCTGGCTTCGGTGTTTCCTCTCAGCGAGCTGCAGGCGTGCATGGTCGACAGCTGGGAAGTCTGGGCAGATTTTCAGGCTCTGGCCCTGCGCCCGTTTGGCTGGCGGGAAGTGTGGATCGGTTATGACCCAGCGAAGGGCACGCAGAACGGCGACAGCGCCGGATGCGTGGTCATGGCTCCGCCCACAGTACCTGGCGGCAAGTTCCGTATTCTGGAGCGTCACCAGTGGCGCGGGATGGACTTCCGCGCCCAGGCGGACGCCATCAAAAAGCTGACGCAGCAGTACAACGTGACCTATATCGGCATTGACTCCACCGGCGTCGGCCACGGCGTGTACGAGAACGTGAAAGCGTTTTTCCCTGCCGTGCGCGAGTTTGTCTACAACCCCAACGTCAAAAACGCCCTGGTGCTCAAGGCCTACGACATTATCAGCCACCGCCGCCTGGAGTTCGACGCCGGGCATACCGATATCGCGCAATCCTTTATGGCAATCCGCCGCGCCACCACCGCCAGCGGCAACCGCCCAACCTACGAAGCCAGCCGCAGTGAAGAAGCCAGCCATGCAGATCTGGCCTGGGCGACGATGCACGCACTGTTCAACGAACCGCTGCAGGGCGAATCCGCCAATACCAGCAATATTGTGGAGATTTTTTGATGGGCAAGAGCAAGAAAAACCGCGCTGTAGTTCAGCACAGCAGCGGCGCATCTGCAGAAGCTTTCAGCTTTGGCGACCCGATCCCGGTACTGGACCGCCGCGAGCTGCTGGATTACGTTGAATGCGTGCAGATGGACCGCTGGTATGAACCGCCGGTCAGCTTTGACGGACTGGCGCGCACCTACCGCGCCGCCGTGCACCACAGCTCGCCGATTGCCGTTAAACGCAATATTCTGACCAGCACCTTTATCCCACATCCGTTGCTGAGCCAGCAGGCGTTCAGCCGGTTTGTGCAGGACTATCTGGTATTCGGTAACGCCTATCTGGAGAAGCGCACCAATCGGCTCGGCGGCATTCTGTCGCTTGAGCCGTCGCTGGCAAAATACACCCGGCGCGGCGTGGATCTGGATACCTACTGGTTTGTGCAGTACGGCATGACCACGCAGCCGTACGAGTTCACTAAAGGCAGCATCTTTCATCTGATGGAGCCGGATTTAAACCAGGAGATTTACGGTCTGCCGGAGTACCTGTCCGCCATCCCGTCCGCCCTACTGAACGAGTCCGCAACCCTGTTCCGCCGCAAGTATTACATCAACGGCAGTCATGCGGGGTTCATCATGTACATGACCGACGCTGCGCAGAACCAAGAGGACGTGAACAACATTCGCCAGGCGATGAAAAGCGCCAAAGGACCGGGCAACTTCCGCAACCTGTTTATGTACTCGCCGAACGGCAAAAAGGACGGGATTCAGATCATCCCGCTGTCAGAGGTCGCGGCAAAGGATGAGTTTCTTAATATCAAGAACGTGAGCCGGGACGACATGATGGCAGCACACCGCGTTCCGCCACAGATGATGGGGATCATGCCGAGTAATGTTGGGGGGTTTGGGGATGTGGAGAAGGCGAGTAAAGTATTTGTTCGTAATGAACTGATACCGCTGCAGAAACGGTTTCAGGAGCTAAATCACTGGCTGAGAGAAGAAGTGATTAACTTTGCCCCCTATTCACTAAAGTTTATAAATAGATAAATACCTGTCCATTAAAGTTAATTAACCCTATCAATTATAGGTAGGAACTTTAATTTTATCAGGTTAATCATCTTGATTAACCTGAACGAGTATTACTCAAGCATCCATCAAAAAATAGCGATAACTAAAATCGTCAAGGACATCGGTTTTCTCATCACGCTGCAAGTACCGTTTAAGCTCTTTTTTGCGGATGGTTTTCCGTTGATCCACATTTAGTCCATATATCTCTATGGTTCGTTCTGCGCGATGTTGATTAGCAGCGGACGCCTTAGAATTCGGCAAAATTTCCCCCGTCAAATAATCGACCATAAAATAATCGTTGAAAACAAACCCCGCGACGTCAGCAATCAATAATGCATCTTCATACTTTTCAAGCTTTTCACTTTGACAGCGATCGCAACATGGGTACAAATTTTCCCATTGGTAGGCCAGTCGATAAAATTCCTCACGGCTTTTCGGTCGAAAATGCTCAAGGGTTTCACGACTCATCGCCCCTAAATCCCCCCCATCACAAAATGCACAATGCTCTTGAGTCATGGCTGTAAGCAGTTTTCGTGTATCTTCATAACGAAAGGCCGCATACCAACAAAAAGTATATTTAGCGTCCTTTCTTTTGGACTCTTCATACCTTGACCCTAGTTCTTCCCAGCATTCTAACAGATAATCAGGACATTCTGGTCTAGTAAATGGGTACATGCCACTGTCCTTATTTTATACTTAACAAACGATTCATTTGGCGTAGCTCCATACTCACTAGCGTAGCGAGTTCTTCACTCTTTTCACGTAATGTCTCAGCCAACTTCATAACTTCTGCATCATCCTTTGAATTTTGCAGATGTCGACGAATTGCCTCTTTGAAATCCACCAATTGACGTTCTGTTTCGACATCGAATTCTTCTTCCACGTCAAAAATTTCTGCAAGAATAAGTTGATAACTTTTTCCTGCTCCTGATTTCACAGCCTTAACGCTTTTATTTGATGTGGCATTGTTTTGGATATTTCTTTGTGATTCTGGCAAGCGATAGACAAAGGCATCTTCCACTGATCCAACCACAAAAGGAGAATGTGTTGAGACAAAGACTTGAGCATTCGGGAGCAACTTCTGGATTGCAGGAAGGATTCTACGCTGCCACTTTGGATGAAGATGAATATCCACCTCATCCAAGAAAAGAATAATAGGCTGAGAGAATATGTCGCGCTGTTCTTTCCAAGGGATACTTTCCAAACGTAGTGCCATATCCGCGATCCAACTAATTATCGACTTTAATCCCTCTGGAAGGATGTCCAGGTTAAGTCGCTTCCCCCCAAGACCTACTTTAACTTCCAGCGGACTACGTTCAAGATGAAACGTCAGACCAAGCTGACAAATATTATTCACAAACGTTGTTATTTGGTCTATCGCATGATCAAACTGCTTAGCTTCTTGTTCTGCACCATCATCTTTGGCTAGCGCCGCCTGGGTACGGTTGTTGGCTATCCATTGCGCGAGCAGTTGGGGGCGAACAGTTTGATCAAAAGAAAGAGCATTTTCGAATGGCGACTGTGTAATGTTTTGAATTGAGGAGAAAACATAACCCGATTGCGCAGCTCGACTACCTGAATAAGCTAAGGCCGCATAATCAAACTTCTTAACAGTCACATTTTGGTTCATGTCCAGCCAAGGGCGGTTATGCCACACCAAGCTTTCTGAAGCACCGGGAATGCAATAATAGTAAGCATCACTCTTAACTAACAAATTATTCACTTGCTTATCTAAATTGACACCATACTCTCCAGCTAATCCACAAAAATGAAAATTAACATTACTGCTCATACCTTGATATCGTTTTCTGACTAAAAAATCCCCATGGTCAGGGTTTAAAATCCCTGCCAGAGCATATAACACAGTACTTTTCCCACAGCCGTTTGGCCCGGTCAAGATATGGATCTCCGCTTTAGTTGCATCCTCACTTTCACTAGAAATCTGTGGAAAATCAAAATGAGTATTATCAAATACACCGATATCGTTTAGCGTAACGCTTTCAATGCGGTATGGCTGACGCATAACATAGTCCCTAAGTTAATAGTTGCACTGACCAACATATTACACCGGAAGCATAAATAACAACTATTAGCTCAATAATGCGTGGTTCCAAACAATTCTCACATAGCGATTTAATCGCTTATTCAAAGCCTTATCATGGCTGGCGCGCGCTCGTATCCCCGCCACGCCTGCCCGCTTTGTGTAGTGGTTTTCATGCAGGCGCATGACGGGCCGAAAAGCGCGCCAGTTCTGGCGGCCCCGACCCATTGCGATCCTTTTTGGATCATGCGAATCCATGCACCATAGACATGCACTGCGTTCTCAAACCGCAGGATGCCATATGAGAGGGAGTTTCCCATCGTGCGGAATCACTAATGCGTATTCTCATCCTGCCCTACTCCATAATCATTCATCCTGGTAACCAGATCGCTTGTCAGCTCCGACAGCCACGAAATCGCAACCTCCTTATCGTCATCGCTACAATCTGAACTGGCAACCAGCCGGGCCATAAGTTCTATCCGCTGCAGTGCAAGTGACTCCATGAACAAATCGTTCACAACTCCCTCCCAATATTACTGCTTATATATACAGTACATCATATGATTTTAAAGCTGAAATAGTTTTTTACTCAGCTAACTCTTTGATTAATAGATATGCCATTTCTCTGAGCTGTCAGTACCATTGACGCCATTTGTCATCCTCCTGTAGGCGCTTGTTCCGGTAGAACAGGCGCAGCCCGGCTCCAGATAGGGGTTAACCGCCTTTTTAGGCGAGGTCCATGGATATGCCCCGGCAGCATTACCTCCGCTACTAGGGACTTCAGATACATGAGGTGCGATAAGACGGCCTGAACTGATATCCGTCACTCACAAACTCCCGCATAGACACTGCTACATACCGCGCTGTCATTTGTGCCTGCAAGCAGATCAAATTGCGCACCACCTCGTGTGGTTAACGCCCAGTCGCGATAAGTCTCAATGCCATAGCCATCTACGGTGATGACTTCAATACGCTTTTCGGCCCGCCGCGGATCGTGAGTCGATGGGAAGAACGTTGAATTACCACGACGTGAGCATTCAGCAATCATCCTTTCCCATTCTGCGACACGGCGAATTTCTTCTGGCCAGCGCTGGAAGATTTCCGCCAATTCAGATTTACGGGCATGAATGCAGGGCATGCATCCAACACGACTGCAGCCCTGTTGATAAAGTGGGTTAGGTTTGATGCCATGACGTTTGGCTATAGCGAACACATCTTCGTGCAGCCAGTTAAGGATCGGGCGATAAACATGAAGGCCAGGAGTGTTATCCGCATCTTCCTCCCAGTCCGGAAGCAATGCACGCGCTGGCGATTCCTGCGCCCTCACTCCCTGCCAGCTGATAACCTCGTCATATTCATCTAATGCAGGAACAATCACCTGAGTACGGACAGGCTCATGCTTCAAATCAAATGTGCAAAAACGAGCCTTTGTGGACGGGAATCGCCCTTTCCACATGCACAAGTCAAGAAACGGATTGCCAGTTGGTTTAAGAATTTCTAGTGCGCGATGGATACGTTCTGCGGCCTCATCAGGAGACATGCCGCATTCCTCAACCAAAGAAAAAGGCCATTTTTCAGCAATGAATTTACGCTTGCCTTCAATCTGGCGAGTGAAATCCGCTTTCACACGAATAACCTTACCCAGCCGCGATTCCAGATATTCCAGGTAGTCCATCGTCTGAGGATGCTCATGGCCCGTATCAGCAAAGACAGAGATATGAGGAACATCGTTTTCAATGGCCCGTAACCACTGAGCAAGGCTATCCTTGCCCCCTGAGATACTGATGCTGTTAATAGTGCTGATACCGAAGCAACGCGGATCGATGATGTTCATACAGCACGACCGCTGTAATGTTTACCTTTCAGCTCAGCAATTTCCTGGCAAGTCACGCAGCACTGTACGCCCGGAATAGCTTGTCTGCGCGCCGCTGGGATTGGTGCTTCACAGTCGATGCAAAGCACGCGAGCGATACCCGGATTTCGTGCCCGGGCATTGTGGATATGGCGCTGCAGGTTTTCTTCGACGCGCTGCTGTACGAGATCCATAGAATCAGCCATCAGTGCCAGTCCCCACGTGATTCAGCTTCATAACGGGCAACTTCACGGCGCAGTAATTCTGCAGCCTCCACTCCGTTCATCCCCTCTTTCAGGATGTGGATCGCCAGTGCCTCCATGCGGATGGAAACAGCAAAGGCGCAGCTTTTACGCTCATCCAGACGAGTCTCGTTAAACAACTGGAACAAACCGGCATCATCCGGTCCGGTTTTAGTAGTGCGTGTTTCGCTATTTCGCATAATCATTTCTCCTGAATTTGGGCAAAAGAATGCCCGGCGGGTTTACGCCATTAATTTCTATTTTGGGTTAGCTCGGCATGGTTAGCCGTTTGGGAAATAAGCTCACTACTGCACGAAAATGATTCATTGCTTTAATCAACTCCCGCGTTTCGTCAGTGGTCAGCTCATTAATATTGACACTGTGACGTTCTGCCGGAATTTTTGCCATGAAGAATATGGCGGCCAGTGCCCTCGCATTCTGTTTATGATTAATGTCGCGGGGATCGCGCATCTCAATAATAAAACGTTCCAGCTCGTGCTCAATATTCAGACCAAACACTTTTGCTCTCAGCTCCGCTATGTGGTTCAGCCCATTCAGGCGCTGACCGGGACTAAGCGGAACTGTCGCCGTGTTACCTTCTATAGCCATTAATTAACCTCACTAGCGACCTGAACTTAAATGGTTAAACATCCACATAACCCACTGAACCAAAGAATGTTTAAAGTGATGCCGGGGTTTTTTATGCACGCCCGGCACGTGCCTTAGTGGTAGACTATTTGCGCCAACAATCATCTACCCATCGAAGGAGAAACCTGATGTCAGACTCTGACAACTTCCACGTATTGCCTCGCCCTGCCCCTGCACCTCAACCAGCGCCGGGACAGGATAAAAAATAGGATTCCGGCATGACTAAACAAAGCTCCGAATACTTCCAACTGCATTACAGTTATTACCTTGAGGTTATGACGGCAACGCTTCACGGTAGAGCTGACAAATTGATGACAGCCATTCAGCTTATTAGCGGTACTGCTGTGTTTGCGGACACTGGTCTGGAATGGTTGTTCGCTTTGCCTGTAGTCGTTATCGCGACAATTCAACTTGTGTGGCAACCAGCAATTATTTCCGAGCGTGCTAGCGTACAAAGCCGCCAGTACGGGGAATTGCTTTACGCTGGGGATGAACTGACCCCGGAACTGATTGCACAAAAACTGAAAACGCTGCATCACTCTGATTCCGCACCTTTCGGCTCTTTGTTAAATCCAGCCTATAAAAGAACTGCTATTGCATGTGGTCGACCTGATGACACTAAGCTCAGCTTCCAGGAAAAACTTTTCGCCTGGTTTGCTGGTTGCCTGCCACGTTAATACTTAGACGTTGTAGCAATCTCTTTTTGCCTATTCCCCGGACAGCCTGCTGCCGGGGAGACAGTTCAATACACGGATGCCACTTTTTTCCGCTAGGTAAGTAAATCCAGCCATGACCGTAATGCATTGCCGGGCTTTGCCTAACCAGCAGTGATGCGAATGAAGGTTCGTTATTCAGCATAAACACCTCAGCTCAGCCCAAAAGAAGAGCCAAGACCTGTCACGGTATCGACGACACTGGCCATTGCAGGGTTGGCCTGTAAACGCGCCTGCAGAGAAATAGCGGTAAGCGCCATCAGCCGAGTAACGGAGTTGACGCTTTCGACAACCTGGCGGCGGGTGGTCGCATTTAGCTGAACACCAGAAACCGCACTCGCAGCGACACGGCCGATCTCGGCAGTGGCTTTCAGGATGTACTGAGGCATTTTCTCCCGTGCTACTTCATTAGTTGGTACACAGGGCAGGCAGTGAATCTGAGCCAGAAAACCATCAACCAATGTTGAGTCTTCTGTGAGATCGGTCAGCAGCCATATATCAGGAGCTGTAAGCTGATGCGGTTGCTCCGGGTTGAGCTTATTACGCAGGGTTTGAACATTCATACCTGCACGTTCTGCCAACTTCGTCATGTTGTGACGTACAGCGAAAGCACGGCAGGCTTCATTAAAATGGGGATGTTTTGATATGCGATAGTCAAACATAGTCAGTTGCTCCGTGAAGTCTCAAAATGGAACTAGTTGATATTCACATTGCAATCAACAAGGGCATCGACAGTCATCGCAGCAATGTTAATCATCACTTTTTCACGCTTTTTATCCTTGCGTAGGCGATGACGAAGCAATCGACCATCTGCAAGCATGTCGTTGATGGTGTCAATAGATAACCCTGTGAGTTCACTATATCTTTCTATAGTGACGTGGGGTGTGATGAGAGTGATTGAAATGTTAGGTCTCATGATGCAACATTCCTCGTTTAGCAATGATTAATCAGGATGAATACTGATCGTTTGTATTTTGTGAACACCATAAACATACGATCGCATCATGAAATCGTCAAGATAAAAGTTCACTTGGAGTGACCATGAATTTGGAAAAAGGCGGTCGTGGGGCTATAGAGCGCATGGTTGAAGCCTATGGTTTCAAGACAAGACAGGCTTTATGTGATCATTTAGGTATATCAAAAAGCACACTAGCAACTAGATACATGCGTGACTCATTTCCTGCAGAGTGGGTAATACAATGTGCATTAGAAACTGAATCTGATTTAGCGTGGCTTGTTACTGGAACTGGTCGGCCGACAAGTTCACAAAAAGAGAACACTACTAGTCTACCTAGATTTGACCTAGTTGATGGAGTGCTATCGGAAAACGGTGCTATAACATTCGATAACTCTCTTTTGCCTACAAAAGTTAGTCGGTTGTTTTTTGTTCATCATGGGCATGATAATTACGTTTGCAGTAAGGATTTTACTAACGTTCGTGATGGTATATGGCTAGTTAACATTGACAATGAAGTCTCCATTCGAGAAATAACACGCCTGCCTAAAAATAAAATTCTCGTTTCTGGGGGCAGCAAAGAATTTGACTGTATGCTGGACGATATAGAAGTAACGGCAAGTGTTGTTTTGAAAATAAAATGATTACTTATAAGGGACATAGTAATGAGCCATAGACTTTCAAATATATCAATTAAAAACTTTAGATCTTGTAAAGAAATTAATTTAAATTTTTCCTTGTTCACACCTTTAATTGGATACAATAATGCGGGAAAATCCACTGTTCTGAACGCTATTGAGTGGTTATTTAAGAAAAAGGTACTATCACCAAGCGATTACTTTAATAATGATAACGAGATAGAAGTTGAGGGTAAAGTTGAAGGTATTACCGACGAGATACTTTCCGCTTTAACAGAAGAAAACAGAAATCGTATTAATCCATTTATTACAGCAGGCACATTAACATTCAAACGCACCCAATCAGTTGGTGCATTAGCAGCAAAAGATGTGAAACTACTAATAAAGAATCCAGATAATGGCCTATTCCGACCATCGCCATCAGGGATCGATAATGCGATAAAGGCCTTATTTCCAGATCCTATACGTATCGGAGCGATGGAAAACGCAGCAGAGGATTCGTCTAAATCAAAAGCAGGAACAACAATAGGTAAATTATTATCAGAGTTGAGCGCTAAAATTCAGGAGCAACACTCAAATAGAATATTGAAGCACATAGAAGCAGTAAACAGGAGAATGACGGCCTCAGGAAATAAAAGACTATCAGACCTTGTTGATATCGATAACTCAATTAGTGATAAAGTTGCAGATTTTTTTCCCGGTATCAATCTTAAACTACATTTTGAACTTCCGAATTTTGAAGATATTTTTAAAGCTGGAACAGTAAAAGTTTACGAAGACTCTCTGCCAGATATAGCAAGAGACTGCTCATGTTACGGTCATGGAACTCAGCGTTCTATCCAGATGGCGCTTATTCGCCATTTAGCTGACATTACTACAAATGAGAACATCGGAACAACAACCTTACTATTAATTGATGAACCAGAATTATATCTCCATCCTTTTGCAATAGAACAAATAAGAGAATCATTAAATATTTTATCCCAACATGGCTATCAAATCATTTTTTCAACTCACTCCTCACAAATGATTACTTCTGATTTGGCTAAGGATACTATTTTAATACGAAAAAACAACCAACTAGGAACACATTGTAGGTTAACAATATCTGAAGCAGTAAATCAAGTAATAGTACAACGTCCTGCGCAAGCTACACATTTATTTTCACTAACACAATCTTCAAAAATATTATTTGCTAATAACGTTGTTCTAACAGAAGGAAAAACTGAAACAACCCTATTACCATTTATATTCAAAAAAATAAATAATAAAACAACAGGTCAAATGCAAGTGGCCCTAATAGAAACTGGTTCAGTTGATAGCATTTCAAAAACCATGCAAATACTTGCCAGTATGGACATACCGACAAAGGCAATCGTTGACCTTGATTTTGCACTCAGGGGTGCAATAAGAAATAACTTCCTACAAGGTAACGACCCCGATATTATCGGGCTTAAAGCTATTTTAGTTGATATGCAGAATGATGGGCAATGTGCATTAGATGCTTCTGGATTACCAACAAAGAATGGTGTAGTTACTGCAGCGCAAGCCTATGAACTTATGTCACAAAAAGCTAATGCGGCACCACTAATATTATCTTTGGCTAATAAATTACTAGAATCAAATATATGGATTTGGCAAAAAGGAGCAATTGAAAATCATCTGGGCCTGACAGAAAAAAGTGAATCGGCTTGGGCCGAATTCAAATCTAACGCTGAGGCACAACCTCTGTCAGACATCTGCACTGATTATGATAGTGTTGAGGACTTGGTGGCGTGGATAACACCAGTTGTTTGATTCATACCTGAGAAAACATTGATTGCTGTTCAAATACACAGTTAAATTAAGCCCTCAGATATGAGGGCTTTTTATGGCAGTACGAAAACTCGATACAGGAAAATGGATTTGCGAATGCTACCCCGCCGGACGCAGTGGGCGTCGTGTGCGTAAACAGTTCGCAACCAAAGGCGAAGCATTAGCCTTTGAGCGTCACACGATGGATGAGGCAGAGGCTAAACCCTGGCTGGGTGAATTGGTAGATCGTCGAACGCTGAAAGACGTGGTTGAACTCTGGTACAAACTGCACGGCAAATCTCTTACCGCTGGTGAGCATGTTTACGACAAGCTGGTCCTGATGGTCGATGCACTCGGAAACCCTCTTGCTACTGATCTCAGCTCGAAATTGTTCGCGCATTACCGTGACAAACGCCTAACGGGTGAAATCTATTTCAGTGAGAAGTGGAAGAAAGGTGCCAGCCCGGTAACAATCAACCTCGAGCAAAGCTACCTGAGTGGCGTTTTTAGCGAGCTGGCCCGACTCGGAGAATGGGCAGCACCGAACCCGCTGGAGAATATGCGCAAGTTCACCATTGCTGAAAAGGAAATGGCCTGGCTGACGCATGAACAGATCACAGAGCTTTTGTACGACTGTAATCGCCAAAGCCCGCTGCTCGCTCTGGTTGTTAAAATCTGCTTAAGCACAGGAGCACGCTGGCGCGAAGCAGTGAACCTCACCCGCTCTCAAGTCACAAAGTACAGAATAACTTTCGTCAGGACCAAAGGCAAAAAGAACCGAAGCATTCCGATTAGCAAAGAGCTTTACGAGGAAATCATTGCCCTGGACGGCTTCAAGTTCTTTACGGATTGCTACTTCCAGTTCTTGTCAGTGATGGACAAAACCTCCATCGTGCTTCCGCGCGGCCAGCTTACTCACGTTCTGCGCCACACATTTGCAGCGCATTTTATGATGTCGGGCGGAAACATTCTTGCCCTACAAAAAATTCTCGGCCATCACGACATCAAAATGACCATGCGCTATGCTCACCTGGCCCCTGATCACCTTGAAACTGCCCTGCGCTTCAACCCGTTAGCTACCCTACCAAGTGGCGACAAAGTGGCGGCAGCGGTAAGCATTACCCCGTAATCGCCACGCCTTACCACTAACCTAACTTATTGATTATCTTGCAAGTCGTTGTTTTCACTAACCCGTTTACATAAATGGGTTTTTTGTTGCCTGAAATTCCCCTTCCTGTAATCTGACCTTCTCTCTTCCCACCAAAACATATATGATTAAACGAATATGATTTAATCTACCCTCAGGAACACCCATGATCCACCCGCTCCAGATCTTCAAAATCCTCTCCGACGAAACGCGACTCGCCATCGTCATGCTGCTCCGTGATGCGGGCGAGCTGTGTGTCTGCGATCTCTGCTCCGCCACCAGCGAACCGCAGCCGAAAGTCTCCCGCCACATGGCCTTGCTGCGCGAGTCCGGGCTGGTTATCGACCGCCGCGAGGGTAAGTGGGTCCATTACCGTCTCTCTCCCAACATGCCCGCGTGGGCGGCAGCCGTCATCGACACCAGCTGGAACTGCCTGCGGGAAGAGACGCGCATGAAGCTGAAAAACCGACTCCCGGGCTCATGCTAA